AACATCATATCATGACCTAATATTTTAGCACCTGTATATAAAACTTCTATAGCTCTACCAACTCTTTCAAAATTATCATTAGATGGAGGATTAAAAGTATCTGGCTTTTCTAATGCTTTTTCTAAACCTTGCTCAGTTTGTTTTATTTTAAAAACTTGATTACTATATGTTTTATATTCAAAATATAGTACTTGAACTTGATTATAAGAATCTTGTTGAGCATAAAAGTTTCTAGTGTAATTAGCATCACCAGGATATTTTTCTATTTTTTCTAATTCTTGATCAGTTAACCATGGAAATTGTTTTTTTACTTCTACCAAACTCATTGATTTAACTTCGCCTACATAGTATATATCTTCAAAATTTGGATCTTCTGTGTAAGAATATACTAGATTAGCAGGATCAACATAGTCAATATCAATTCCATTTGCTAAATTAAAATTAGTTTTTGTTGCAGCTATACCTATTACTGTTAAATCTTCTATTAATCTTCTTTTAACTAACTCATATTTGTTGGCTTGTAAAACGTTGTCAATAGCCTCTTCTTCTGCAATTTCTATAGACTGCTTGTAACTTAATTGCATATGTAAGTCTAAATCCTCTTGAGTTTCAGGAATATTATTAGGATCAGCGCTATTAAAGAAATTTAAACCTGTAGCTTCTTTAGTAGCTTGTATCATTTCTTTAGCATACATATCACGCATTATAGCGTCTGCGTATTTTGTTCTTTGCTTTAATGACTCAGGGTCTTGAGCAAATGCTTTTATATCAAAAATTCTTTGAGACATACCATTGACTATTATATCTACAAATTTAGGTATAATAGGAACTGGTTTCCAGTCTAAATTAAGATATGATAAATCACCGTTTACAGCAAGTTCATCTTTATATTTTTGAACAGGTTGTTCACCTCTAGCATATAGTCTTAGTCTATGAAAATTTAACCAGCTGTTTTGGTATCTGTTACCCATACCTCCTCTATCTCCAGAAAACCACTCTCCTTCAATAGCTCTACCTACAGCGTAACCATATTCCATCGTTTGCTTTTCCGCGTCCGGTACCACCTGACTAGGAAATGAACCTGCATAATTATATGTTATCATCTATTTTATTATTTTTGAAATATTTCCTTTATTACTATATTTTTTAAAACCTAATGGTTTTGGTGTTAAAGTTCTAGTAAATATGGGTTTATACATATTTTTATTACAACCCATTATTGCTAAACCACTACTAATAGAAGCATCGTGTTTTGTTCGATTATTTATATCAAACTTAGCCCAGTCTTCTAATGTTTTTTGAAAATACATATCACCATATTTTAAACCTAAATTACCAATGTAGGTTTCTATATATGATTCTATAGCAGCGGCATGCGCTTGTTTAATATCTTCACTTGAATTAGGTATTCCACCTATTTCTCTTTCTGTTACTGAAAGTTTCATAAAAAGTTTATCAGGTCTGTTCATGCTAAAACCTCTATAACCTCTTCTTTTAAAATGATACAGCAATCTTGGCTTATTGTTTTCTGCTAATATTGGCATACCATAAAAAATACAAGCCATCAAAACATCTTCAAAAAATATTTCAGCTGTTTGTGGTCTTGATATATATTCTAAAAAAAACATATTTGGAGGTACGTTTTCCATAGAAAATTTAGTAAGTCCGTGTAACGAACCGTTTGATCCTCTAGAATCTACTGTTCCAGATATGTCATAAGGGTCACATCCAAAACATCCTGTATGTTCGTTTCCTGGATATTTAACACCATTTTTAATTATAACATTGTTTTGTAAATGTTTAGGTGGAACCCATGAAACATTAAATCTACCGTTTTCATTTGGCATAAAAATAACTCTAGTATCTTTAACACCATTCTCCCACATAAAAGATCCTTTAGTTACTATTTTGTAGCTATTTGTATCTTCGTTAAAATCTATTTGTTCGTATATCTTTACTAGATTAAATAAAGAAGCTTTAGATTCATCTCTAAAAGCATGTTGAGTTGTTCTTGGAAACTGTCTGTAAAACTCATTTAAAGCGTTTTGATCTTGCTTTAATCCTTCAACTTCATTTTCCCAATATTTAATAACTCCAATATCAATTTTATCTCCTCTAGGTCCAATGATTGGTTTTCCAGGTGTGTCGAACACAGGTAATCCATAAGAATCAATGTATCCTTCGTAATTCCATTCCATAGGAATGAACAAACTATAGAGTCCCGAACGTGTTTGTCCATTTGCGTTTCTTTGTGTAACATCTGAATCATCATATAATTTTTTAAAATTATCACCACCTTTGTCTAATGAGTTGCTTGTTGAACCCATCATACATTTTCCAATAATTCTACTACCTAATCTTAGTGTGGTTTTTGTAACCCTCCAGTTGTTGAGGATGTTGTTTGGCTTTTCCCACTTCCCTGATTCATCATGTACAAGGAGTTTGAGTTTCTCCCCATCGTAGGAGTTATCACCTGTATTCTTCCAGTCGATGGTGGTATCAAGTCCTTGTAACTCCTCCACGGTTTCATTGGTCTCGAGTTTACGTCTGGTAAACTTGGAGGCGGGGACACGATAGGCAAGTTCGGTTTTTGGACGATCCATTCCGTCCTGTATTGGTTTGAAAAAGAAGGGATAATTAACCGAAATTGGAACCACTTTGTCTGTGAACATTTTCTTTGCATCAGGACCGGACTTTGATAATATACCATACCTGGAGTCACTTGATATGGTTGCCAGGTTGACCACCTCTCCAGAGGCCATGAAAGAAAACCCGGAACGCCTGTTCTTAAGGTAGCACATCCCGTAGCATCGTTGATCTGCTTTACAAGCTTCCCAGAAAATAAAGAATAATCTATTTGCTTCTCGAAAGTCTGGTGCCCCGACGTCAATTTTAGACCACTGCAGGTACATATAATGAGTGCCAGTAATATAAGTAGCTTTATCTTTATTATAAAACCAAAAACCTTCTTCTCTACGAGTAAATTCTTGATCAATATAATCATACCATTTTTCTTTAAAATCTTCTGGATATTGTTTCCAATCAAAAACAGTTTTAATTTTTGATAAAGATTTAGGATACTCTGTTTTATCCCATTTATTATTTTCAAAACTGTGTATGTTTTTTTGTTTAGGTAAAGCTATTTTAAGGTTTTGTATTTCATATATCTCACCTATTTGACCGCTTTTACTTATTATAACAATATCGTGCTCTTTATTATAACCATATTCCCATTTTTTCTTTTTATTGTTTTTACTAACAATATGTGGCTTAATATGATCTTTTAATATTTTATATAAAGTTTGAGAATACATTACTTAGATCTTCCTTCTGCAAAACCCTTGAAGGTTTTTTCTTTTTTAACTTCTTCTTTTGGCTTATCTTCTAGCATATTTTTTTCTTCTTCAATACGGTTAAGTATTTCAAAAGCATCAAATATAGCTAGTTTTTTTGTAGCTGCTGCATTTTTAAGTCTGTCTGCAGATATATCATCGTCACTATCAACAATAGGTTCTTTTGCAACTTTTATTAGTTCATCTACTGCTACTTGCCCAGCTTGGATTATATTCTTCTTCGTTTCCTTTATTTTCATATTTAATTACAATATCATTTGATTTCATACAATAAAGACGTTCTTCGTCTATAACAAACTCCCATTCACCGTATGGAGTATAACCTATTAAGTCTCCTGGATATATTTCCTTGCTTTCTAAGAAACTATTACCATATTTTAGTATACCGATTAAGTCTTGTTCTTTTTTGCTGCTTAGAGTTGATTTGTTTTTTATAGGTTTTACAAAACATCTATCATTAAAAGTATTCCAAACATCGTTTTGTTTATATAAATAAACTTGATCTGGTTGACAAAAATATAAATTATCTTTGAACCAAGATCTACTTTTCTTTTGTTTACCTTTAGTATCATAAAAAACTCTAAAAACGTTTTGATGAACTATAACAATATCACCTACATTTATTCCGGTATAATAGGCTAAAGGACATGCTTTAACAATAGCGTGTCTATTAACAAATTTAAAGCTTTCTATTTTAGAATTTACTATTAACTTTTTATCCTCTACCTGAACTTCATTGTTATATGTTTCACCTAGGGGTTCTACGATAAAATCATATAAGCTTTTCATTAGTACTCTAAATCATATTCTATTGAGATAGCCATGTTAGAGTTAAACTTCTTCCATGGCAAAACCTCATTAGATTTTTTTATATGTATGTTGTAAGAATTATCTTTTTCATTAAACAATATATGTGATATTTCATGACCACCATATACTTGTTGTCCAACTGCATAATGCATTGCGTCATTCTTATAATCAGTACCTATACTGATTTTTCTTATATTATTTTCCATTTTCAACCTCATCAATTGATTTTATAGAACCATCTTTTAAATCAATAGATACATCTCCGTATTTTTCTTGCAATTCATTTTTAGCTTTATCTACAAGTACATTGTTTGATAAAAATTCTTTTACTAATAAATCTTTTTGAACCTCTAAACTTCCTATTTGTACAGCTATTTCATTAGCTTTATTATTTAAGTTTTTAACGTTCTCTAATTCTTCTTTTGTAATTTTTTTAGCTTTTGCCATAATTTAATAAAATTTAATTGTTTTTAATTGTGTTTACTGTAGTAAAACTAAACTTCCTGCAGTTGTAGTAGTACTATTTAATGATTTAAAAGCGACTGGTAAAACACCTGAATTTGCAGCCACTGCTATTGTAGTTTCAGAATCATCTGAAGCTAATGTACCAACTATATTACCAGCTGAACCACCTACATAAACTGCAACACATTCATTGTTCCAATATTTAGTAGATACAGGAAAATCAAGGTTACCAGCTACTAAAGTAACTGTAACTGTTCCTGAAATTGGATTTTGACCATCACTTCCTAGTGGAGCTAAAGCAGCTGCATTAAATATAAAAGTTTCTGTAGCTAAAGCTTTATTGTATGCTTTAGGACCTACGTATGTAGCTTTTACACTATTAACAGAAGCGTTAGGAACACTACTATCAGTTGTTAATTCAAAAGTATAATCAGTTGATTTTGCATATGCTGTTCCACCTGAAGGAACACATACAGCTGTTTGTGAAGCTGCTAAATTAGCACTATTATTCGCGCTAATATTTAAAGCAGTATCTTGTTTTACTGTACTTGCAACAAACGGTATTGCTCTAACCGCGAAATCATTTAAACTTGCTATGTAACTTCCCATTATTTTTTTTATTTTTTGTTAAATATATTACTTGCCTTTTCTGTCGTGCGTCCGCCGAAATAGGCTAAGACTACGGCCATCATGACCTTCTCAAAAGTATCATTCCATAATTCATTAATATGAAAAGGTATAGTTTCAACACTGTCTAAAATGCCAGCTAATGAAAATATACATATACACCATATTAATACTAATGGACGTACGTTTTTAGACATCCATGAATCACTCATAGAGTCTGCTTGCCATCTTGATGTGATAGCTTCAATTTCTTTTGTTTGTTGTTCGTATATTATTTGTTGTAATTTTACTTTATCATCAGCAGGAGCGTCTGATTTAGTAATAGCTTCAATAGCTTCTTTTGGGGATGTTACGCCTTGTAACACGTTTCCTAATGTAGGATTTATTACAGAAGCAGCACCAAACAATAATTGTCCAACAGTTGTATCTTTAAATTTCTTTTTACTCATTTTTTATAATCACTTGATTAACAATGTTTTTACTTTTTCTTTTTACGCGCGTTTATTACTACAGGTTCTTGCCATGTGCTTTCATCACCAGCATGATGAATATCATAAAACTCTTTCATAAAATCAACATCTTTATCTTTAATATAGTCTCGATATTTATCTGGTGTAAAATAAAAACGATCATATACTTTAAAACCACCTTTACCTCCTAAATCACGAGATGCTCTATTTAATAACTGTGCTTGCATGTAATCTCTTTTTGCTGAATCCATGTTTTTAGAATAGTATTCATTAGATAAACTTTGACCAATTTCATCAGCCCATTTTCTACTCCAACCACCTTTTCCATGAGCTTGAAAATCCCAAGGATCCCATACACTAGCGTATGGCAATTTACCATCTGCTCCTAATCCAATTCTAGCACCACCTAAATCTATTCCAAAATAACCTCTACCAACTGCTTCATTTTCATCACCTGTTCCATAAAAAGTTTTTCCTTTATATAAATCTCTAAAGTTTTCTTCAGTACTTTTATCAGGGTTATAACCTTTATCTGATATTACATCACCTCTTTCATCATAATATGCTTTAGTATTTTCCATAATATTTTCAACTACTGATGGAAAATTTTCTCTATAACTTCTAAGTTGGTTTTTATATACTCCTTCACTTAATTCTTCTCCACCCGGTTCATTACTAGTTCCTTCAAACAAACTAGTTGTATCTATTCTATCTAAATTTTGATCAAAACCTTTTTTCATACTAAATGTGTCTAACCACCCATAGTCATCAGACTTAGGATTGTATCTAGTTTGAGGTACTAATCCGCCACCGTCTCCACCTAAATATTTTCGAGCTAAATTTATATCTTCATCTCTCCAAGCAACTTTATCACCTCCAGTATAATCCGCTGGTCTTATGTCTGCCATTGATTTATCATATTCTTCTTTGGTAATATCACCCGCGTTAAATTGCTCTGTATAATAATCTTTCATCTCTCGATAATGATCTTCTTTCAACTTAATATCTTCTTGATTAAAATCACCACCTTGACCACCTGTATAACCCATTACTTTTTCAGTCAAATTCCTATAAATGTTAGGTGCAATATAACTACCAATTTTTCCTATCATAGGATTATCATATAAAAATTTAACACCTTTATCCATTAAACTAGGATTTTCTAGTTCTAAGTTAGGATTAATATCAAAACTTCCATAATACTCTTCTGCATTTCTAGGATCATCTAACCTACCAACTAACCCTGGATCTACTGTACGGCCTGCAGCAATAGCATCTTTATAATCTTGACTCATACCAGTTCTTTCATCTCCACTATTAGTTTGTCTTACTGGCGAAATAACTCTACCATCTCTACCCAGCGTTCGTTGATTACTAAGAGTAGGTTGAGGTTTAAAAGGGTTTTTTATTTTAAAAGCCATTATGAATACATTGATTGATTATCTTGCTCTATATCACCTAACATTTCTTTAGCCGATAGTTTATTCCACTTAGTAGTACCAGGTGATTCTTGTTCTTTAGAAGCAATAGTGTTTAAAGCTTCAAGTAATTTTTCTTTTTCTTCTGGTTGATTCCAT